GTTTCCTACCGCTCCAGAAGGGTTAACAGCCAGTGAGCTGGCATTGTGGCAGGCATTCCCTAAGCCTGGCTGGATAGGCGAGACAGACTGCATAGCCGTTCGGGCTGCAGTCACGATCTACGATCGGATACTCAGGAACCAGAAAGCGCAGCAGGCGACTGAGCAGGCCAGCCATCCCCTGGCCTACAAGTTTTCGCATGACTCAGACGGGAACCAGAATGTGGAGCCGAAGGAAAATCCACTGATTACCCAGGAACTGAAGCTCTGGGATAGCCTGATGCGGAAGCTGGAGACGCTAGGGTTAACGCCAGCCTCGAGGGGCAAGATGATCGCACCTAAGGTAGACGCAGCCGCAGAGGATAAGTGGGCCGGCATCCTGTGAGGCTATACGCGATGAAGGGCAAGCCAAAGATCCTGGGGATTATCTGCGCTGAGTGTGGCGCGGCCCTAGACGATACCAACAAACCACCAGTGTTAGCGAAGTCGGGAGATCTGGCGTGCTGCGAGTGTGGCGCAGCGCTGGAAGTGGTAGTTCTGAAGCAGCACAAGGTTTTAAGTATTAGGACGGTCTACGAATGAAGACATGGTTAGCGCTGGCGTTTCTCGTGGCCCTTGGCTCGTTTGCGTATGCGGCTATGCTGGGCAAGCGGGAGCTTCCCAGGTGAAGCCGCTACTAACGGCGCTGGTGCTCTGGGCTGGCTTTATCTTTGTGCTGGCTCTGTCCAGGCTGCTGATGGATCTGTTTCTGGTGGTGCCAACGCACATCGTGGCAGACGTGGCCCTGCTGTCGTTTGTGGCTGGGGCATTTGGTGTGATGTGCCTAGCATGCGTGGTTCTCTACGAAGGCATAGGCAAAGACGACGATCCGTATGACTTCTAAGCCGCAGAAATGCCATCGCTGTAAGAAGCCGATAGCCTACCAGACACCTATGGCGGAGGTTAGGGACATGGTGGGTCAGGGCAGAGAAAAGTACTCAGTTGAAATGGTCTATCATCTGAAGTGTCTGCCTCCTGTGCTGTATCACAGGTGGCAGAACAAGTTCCGGGTAGCACCCGGTACGCCAGGGCAGCTCCCTGGCTAGACTGTCCCGCTCTGGCTGGTCCCTTGTCTCTATGTATCCACCTAGGGCAGAGCGGCAAGCACCTGACCAGACTGGGGCAGCGACCATATTCCACATGACTGATAAGACATTCTCTGAGCCTCGAGCTCAGCACGCGCTGAACTTTATCAGCGCATTAACCCATACCAAGGATCGCTGGGCCGGCCAAGACTTCCAGCCCAGGCCCTGGCAGACTACGATTATCCGTGAGCTGTTCGGCCGGATGCGTGCCGATGATCCTACGCGCCGAGCGTATAGAACCTGCTACTTTGAGATCCCCAGGAAGAATGGCAAGTCTGAGCTAGCGGCAGCGTTTGCCTTGTATGGGCTCGTGGGTGACAAGGTGAACGGGGCTGAAGTCTACTCAGCTGCGGCCGACAGGGAACAGGCCAGCCTGGTCTTTAATGTTGCGGCTCAAATGGTCAGGAATGACCAGCGACTAGCCAGCCGGCTGAAGATTATCGACTCACAAAAGCGGATTGTAGACCACAGGACAGGCAGCTTCTACAGGGCTATATCTGCGGAGGCATATAGTAAGCATGGATTTTCGGCCTCTATGGTGCTGTTTGATGAACTGCACGCCAGCCCCAACAGGGATCTGTGGGATGTTCTAGCCACGTCTATGGGTGCCAGACGTGAGCCGCTCCTGGTAGCCATTACGACGGCAGGGTATGACCGGCACTCGATCTGCTGGGAACAGCACGACTACGCCAAGAAGATCCTGGACGGCACTGTTACCGATCCGACCTTCTACCCGATCATCTATGCGGCTCCAGACGAAGCGGACTGGACAGACGAAGCCGTCTGGAAAGCTGCCAATCCTGCCCTGGCAGACTTTCGAGACATCGACGACATGCGGGCCCAGTGCCACAAGGCCAAAGAGATCCCGGCACTCGAGAATACCTTCAGGCGCCTATTTCTCAACCAGTGGACAGAGCAAAGCACGCGCTGGATCCAGATGGCGGAATGGGATGCCTGCAAGGGCCCTGTCGGCTGGAAGCAGCTACGCGAGCAGATGAAGGGCAAGCGGTCGTTTGCTGGCCTGGACTTGTCTACTCGTGATGACATGACGGCACTGGTGCTGCTCTTTGACCAGGAAGATGGCACGAAGATTACTGTCCCGTTCTACTGGGTGCCAGAAGACAATATCAGGAAGCGCAGCAACAGAGATCGCGTGCCGTATGACCAGTGGGCTAGGGATGGCCTGATTACGCCTACTCCAGGCAATGCGGTAGACCAGCCCATCGTCAGACGGGACATTAACAAGATCGCCAAGGACTACTCACTGCAGGAGCTGGGCTTCGATCCATTCGATGCGTCATGGATGAACCAGTCGCTACAGGACGACGGGATCCGCATTGTGGAGATGAAGCCAGGCAGGCGCGATCAGTCGTCTGGCACCAAGGACTTAGGGGCCCTGGTCGTAACTCACAAGCTGCAGCACGGAGGCCATCCCATCCTACGCTGGAACGCTAGCAATATGGTTGTGAAGCAAAGCCCAGAAGGCGACATTTATCCAGACAAGTCCAAGATCACTGAGCGGATCGACGGCATGACGGCCCTAATTGATGCCGTGTCTGTCCTGACGCGCAACAGCCAGAAGCAGCCTGAGTTTTTCGTCGCAGTCTATGGAGGCAGACGCTAATGGCCGATGACGAGCAGAAGTCCCTGTCCAGACGCGGCAGACCTCGAGCAGCCGTAGAGCTATCCCCAGTCTCTACCAGAGTGCCTCCCAGCCTGCATGACAAGCTGGCATCCCTGGCCAGTGAACGCGGTATGTCCGTGTCAGGATTTGTACGCCAAGTCCTGATCCTGCGGCTGCGCGACCTCTAATTTCCGTATTGATTTAATACGGTTTACCTCAGTAGGCCCCATGCTTCCAGTGTGGGTGTGTCTACACGGGCGTACGCTACCTTCCAGATCAAGTCAGTAGACGAGGAACAGCGGATCCTGACTGGCATCGCCAGCACTCCAGCCACAGACCGGATGGATGATGTGGTGGTGCCGACTGGGGCGAAGTTTGATCTGCCCCTGCCGTTCCTGTGGCAGCACGAAGGCAGAGAAGCGGCCATTGGCCATGTGATTGCGGCCAGACCTAATTCAAAAGGCATCCCCGTAGAGATTCGGATCGCGTCAGACGACGTGCCAGGCATCCTGAAGGATCGCCTGGACTACGCCTGGCGCTCCATTAAGAAGGGCCTGGTGCGGGGCCTGTCGATTGGCTTCAAAGGCTTAGAAGTCGAGCCCATCAAGGGCACCTTCGGCCTGGAGTTTAAGACCTGGGAATGGCTCGAGCTGTCAGCTGTCACTATTCCAGCCAATCAAGAAGCCACCATTCTAGCGATCAAAAGCATGGACATGCATACGGCCGCGACAGGCCACGAGCAGTCCAGTATTCAACCTGCCGGCGTTTCGGCACCAGTTGTCAGATTGGCCCAAAAGGGGGCCAGAACTATGCCGAAGACTACCAAGGATCAGATTAAGGACTTTGAAGCGGAGCGTGCAGCGAAGCAGGCGCAGCTCGTGGCCATCCAAGAGAAGGCCGAAGGCCGTACCAAGGACGAAGCCGAAAAGGAAGAGTTCACCACGTTGAAGGCTGAGATCAAGGCCATCGACGAGGAACTGTCCGACTTGCGCGACATGGAATCGCTGATGGTGGCTAAGGCCGTGCCGGTATCCGGCAAGGGCGCAGACGATGCGAGCGCATCGCGTGGGGCTGTCTCAAATCCCTACATCACAGTCCGTGAGAATACTCCGCCTGGAATTGGCTTTGCGCGCATGGCGATGGCCAAGACGGTGGCACGGCTGGATAGCCGCTATGTGTTGGACGTAGCGAAAGAGATGTTTCCGTCTGACCAGCGGCTCCAAGCCTACTTCCAGAAGGCCACGGTGGCGGCTGGCACCACAGTGAGCGCGGTTTACGCATCGGCACTCGTGGATCAGACGAATCTTACGTCTGAGTTTATCGAGTACTTGCGGCCGCAGACGATCGTGGGCAAGTTCGGGACAAACGGGATCCCGTCGTTGCGTCGGGTGCCGTTTAATGTCCGCATTACCGGGCAGACGACTGGAGCTGTCGCGCAGTGGGTGGGAGAAGGCGCACCCAAGCCGATGACGGCTGTCGAGTTCAACGCCACGACACTGCTGTATACCAAGATCGCAGCGATCGCGGTGATCACGCAGGAGCTGGCGCGCTTCTCTACACCCAGCGCAGAGATGCTCGTGAGAGACGAACTGGTCAGGGCCATTGTGGAGCGGCTAGACACGGACTTCATCGATCCGGCAGCGGCTGCGGTCAGCGCGGTGCAGCCGGCATCGATTACGAACGGCCTAACGGCGCTTTCGTCTGCGGGCACGTCCGCTGACAATGCGCGTACCGACCTGATGAACTTGCTGGAATCGTTCATCCTGGCCAATGTCAATCCGTCCAGTGTCGTGCTGATCATGCCCAACACATTGGCGCTTGCGCTGTCCTTGCTGCGTAACAGCTTGGGCCAGCAAGAGTTCCCTGGCTTAACCATGAA